TTGAGGATCAAAGCCTTCTCTCTCAACTAAATCTTTGTGAATTTCAAAGGCTGTAAACGTCATGGCTCTATCTTTACCAAACCAATTGTTTTTACTAGCCCAGTCTTCCGCTTTAGGATCTGGTGTAGGTAAGCTTTGAGGTGTGCTTTCTGGAAGAGTGTTTGCGTCAGATAATTTAGGCGCAGACACTTCTTTAGTTTTTGATTGTTGCTCTTTTAAAGCATTAAGTCTAGCCTCATCAATTGATAAAGCAGCGATTTTTTTATTTGCTTCAATCTGAGCAGCAGCATCAGAGTTTTCTATTGCTAGTGCTAATTGTTTTTGAGCAGAATCTAAACCGTCTTTGACTCTATTTTCAAACTGCTTAACATAATCTTCATTAACTTTTGAAAATTTTGTTTCAGTAGTTTTTCTTTTTTCTTCAACAGCTTTCGCATAATCTAAAGCAGCTTTTTCTCTACGCTCTGCTTCTCGCATTTTACGAGTAAGTTTTGCAATTCGAGATTGAACTCCTTTACTATATTCTTCAAGCTTGTCGTCTTCTTTTCCCTCTTTTTTTTCTACCTCACCACCTTCTTCTAACTTTGTTTCTCGTTCGTTTTCAAATGTTTTATCTGTTTCTTTTTCCGTTGTTTCTGTTTCTTTTGTTTCTTCGACTTGGATATCAGCGATACCACTAGTCTCGTCTTTTTTTTCTTCAGGTAAATTAATATCTACATCAGGTCCTGATGTATCTATATCTACCATTTTTTTATCTTCGTCTGGCATAGTTACTCCTTCCTATGTTTAGAACTCATGCAAGATGTCCTCTGGACTATCAATTGTTGCTAAAACTTCATCGTCGTTTAGCAGACGCATCTCTCCACCATCTATCTTGATTCGACTACCTGCATAACGTGCAAACATAATCCAATCTTTTTCTTTACACCACGGACCCTCAGGATATCTCTCCTTATCCTTATAACATTGCGGACCCATAGCCATAACTAATCCTACTTGTGAAGCAACTTGTTGTTTCTCTAAAGTAGTTTCAGCTAAATGTAATCCACCTTTAGTTTTTTCTTTCATCTTAAAAGGCAAAACTAAAAGTCTCCAGCCAGTCGGCTTTGGTAATTTTGGTTCTTCTGTTTTTGATTTTTTTAAACCAACTAACTCATTGTTTGGTTTTAATATCGATGATTGTTCCTTCATTTTGCTCCTTATCATTTAGCAGGTTAGAGAGTTCCTGTTTAGTAGCCTCTAGGCCGTTTATTTGTCCTATTATATACTTATAATTTTCCATACTGTCAATACTTCCTGATGTTACAGTAACAGACAAAGCTTGAAGTCTAGTATTTATAAATTTAATTAGTCTTTTTATGACGGTTTCTAATTGCATTATCTTTCTCCTAGTTTTTGTTTAAATTTATGCACACGATTACGTGCATTTCTTTCCATTTTTTTATCTTTCTTTTTTAATGCTGCACCTACATCTCTTCTTGCAGACATCAATCCTTTTACAAGTTTTTTCTTATATGGACCTTCTTTTAGATCGGACACTCTATAAGATTTACCATTAAACTTTTTTCGTTTTTCTGATAGCATCTTTTCCTTTCTTAAATATGGAAGCCACCTGTGACTTACCCATTACTTTTGCTCTTTGTTCTCCAACTGTTAAGATTTGGATTTTCCTCGCAAACGGCTTTGAAATCTTTTTAACTTTCGCAACAGTTTTCTTAGCGTCGGCTGGAGTCGCAAATTTAATTCCGACAGTGTCTTTCGGATTTTCATCAGTATATAACCTACGTCCATATTTTTTACCTGGATGTTTACCAGTTCCTTTTTTTGGTTCTCTGTTTTTTCTCATTTAACATTTCCATCTTCTTCGTGCCTGTCTGATACGTGAATTAGGATCGTTACGAGTTTTAGCTGAAGCTCTTTTGAGCTGACCTAATGATCTTGCGCAGTATGATTTTCTACGTTTAGCAGCTTTTGATCCCGGTTTTACTTTACCAGTCACGGCTGTTTTTAATTTAGAGCCGGGATTTAATCTTCTGTAGGCTTTAACACCGGCTCGTGTCATTCCCGCTCCAGCCTTTGTAGGCCTGAAGTTTTTTTTATTTCTAGCAGGCATTGTGCCCTTTGAATAATCTTTTCTCATTAAATCATGCCCATTCTTTGTCTTTTAGCCATGAAACCACCACCCATTGCTTTTTTTCTTTTTGCAAATGTTGGAACATTTGTTGGTTTACCACCAACACCTTGTGCTTTACTTCTTTTCCTTGCAACGGCACTCCGTCTCTGGGATTCTGTCATGCTTGCCGCTTTTGCAGCAGGGACGCACTTTGGATACTTTCTTTTTGATCCACTTGCAGATTTTCTTCCACATTTATTGAAGCCTCCACCTTTTTTCTTAGAACCTATGTCGACCCAATCTTGCTTGAACCATTCCTTTAAACCGCCCATTACGAATTCTTTCCGACGGCTTCCCTATTCATTCCTTTTGTACAGATTCCACCGCCTTTTAAACCTTGTCTTTTTAATCTTGCAGTAGCTTCAGTTAATCCACCACCCATCATTTTTGGTTTAGCTGGTTTTATAGGACCACCCATAGCTTTACTAGGTTTTGGTCCTCTAAAGTCTTTACGTTTTACGCCAGAAGGATCTTTTATTTTACCTGCACAAATTTTAGAAGCGTAGGCATTAGCATATGCTGAGGGATATACTTTAAATTTTCTTTTTGCTGCGGCTTTACCTCTTGGACATAATTTAGTCATTATCTTTTTCTCGCTGTTTGTTTTGCTCTTGCAAAGTTAGCTGCCGTTGGTGCACCCTTCGCACCTTTTTTACGCATTTTACCACCACGTTTTCTTTTAGCGTGGATGTTTGCATATAAACCTGGACGAGCCATTACTTAACTTTGCCGCCTTTTTTCATAAATCCCATTTTGTTTCTAACTTTAGTTGGTAACTTAGCTAGACCTGGATTTTTTTTAGCATCAACTTTTTTCAGATTTTTCTTTTTACTTCCAAAAGCTTTTTCTATTTTTTTGACGTCACCACCTACTTTCATCATAGGTTTTTTCATCATCATTCCTCCACCCATTTTACCGGCTCTACCGCCAGCTTTGAATGCAGGGACTTGTTTATTAAATCTTTTGTTTGGCATTATTTTTTTCCTCCGTTTCTAAATATTTGCGTTCCCTTTATACCATAAATACTCGCCACGACAAGTATCCAGAGATTTGTGAACCATGACGGGAGCTGCGAGAACATCTCGAAGAACAATTTTACCTTGTCCATCGCACTTGGATCGTCCGATATAACTGCCCATGCGAGCACCACTACGGGCAAACTAAGAATTATTAAAACTGCCTCGTCTTTCCAGTCTGATTGTCGTGCTTCTAGCAATTTACCCTGGTATTGTTCCTCGCCACGGGCCATTTTTTCTGCATGCATTAGTTGTGCATCAGACATTGCCATCTTCGTTCTCTGCCTGTTAGCGTAAATTTTACTTCCAGCAGAAACGGCTAATTTAATCGCCGATAACCACATAATTAGTACGCTTTAGAGTTTCTTTTTTTCTCTGCTAACATTCTTTTCTGTCCGCCAACTGGCATTTCAGGTTTTCCTGTAGCAATATAGTTAAAAGCTCCATCTGCAGTCGTTTTAGATCTAGGATCTACCTCAATACTCTGCTCTGCAACTTTAACTTGTTGTATTTTATCTAGTTTTTGCATTTATACTCCTTTTTTTACTCCCTTTATAACACCTTTGTTCTTAGATGCATAGAATATCTTTTCACCCTTCTTTTTACCATACTGTTTTTTCATAGATTTCATAATTTTTTTACCTTTTTTGTTTAATGGCATTAATTATCCTCCGTGACTATTGCTGCTTGTTGCACTCCAGTCTTTGCAAGACTAACTCCAGCACGTAATTTAGCTAAATTTTCATTTTGGTCCATTTTTTCTTCTGCTAATTCTCTAGCTTGCATTAATTTTGCTCTATTTAGGTCTTGATTTGCTTGATCTGCATCTTTTTTACGTTGATTTTCCATTGCTCTTAGGTCAACTTCACGTGATTTTAATTTTAAAAGCGGATCTGCATCAAATTGTGATGTAATTTCTTTTTCTTCTTTAGCAAAATCAGCTGTTAGCTCTGCAATTAACACAGATTTTCTTGCTTCTATGTCTTGAGAAATTTTTTGTAGCTGTTGTTGAGCTTGTGGGTCTTGTTGTGCCATCATTTGCATCTGTTGCGCTTGTGCTAAAACATCTGCAAACTCTAATTCTACTTGTTCTTGTGCCATTAGACTAATGTGTTCTAAAATATTTTTTTGAATTGCTGCCATAACAGGTGGATTATTTCTTACAATGTTAGTTGACATGAAATTTAAGTGAGCTGTAACGTGTGCTCTGTGATCTTGACCACGAAAAGCTTGAAAAGGTTTCATACCTAAAGCGTTAATATGTTCTAATGCTGGGTCCATTGGCTGCATTGGAGCAGGTGGTGGTAAAATTGCATCAATATCTTTTATACCAAGTGCTTCATACATTTTTCTATAAGCAAAATACAAGTTGTGTATTTGTGGATTTGATGTTGCAAGTTGTAACTCTGTTTGTGCTATTGTAATTCTTTGTGCCATTGAAAAAATATTTGGATCAGCAACAGGTAGAATATCTACTCTTTCATCAAAATCCATTTGTTTAATTTCTCTTTGACCACCAACAACATCATAAGGATAACTTGGTGGTAAATAAGTTTTAAATACTTTTGCTAGTAATTTAAATTCTGTTCTCATTGCAGAGTATAATCTTTTGTGTATTGCAGACATAACTCTTGAACCACGTTCTAATAATGCAACCGTTGTTCCTACAGCAGCTTGTTGATTACCATCTCCTACTTGCATGTCAGCAATTGCTGCAAATCTTTGTCCTGCACCAACTACAACACCCATTAGTTGTAATAGTGTTGGTGATGGCTCTTTGTATGGTAATGGCATAAAAGCATCTCTAAGATTACCACCTGGTGCATCTACATCTCTAAACTCACCTGGTTGTAGCGGTGATGCTTCATCTCTAACTCTGATACCTCTTTGTTTAAATCCTGCAGGTAGATTAGATAAAGTTCCTGCATCTAATAATTGACGGAGAGCAGCCGTTGCGGTTCTGCTCAATCCGCCAATCATGTGGATTAATCCAAAGCCATAAAATCCTAAACCCGGTAAGAATTTAAAGTGAACGAAATAGTGGATTTTATTTCTCTTTGGATCGGTTGGTTCGTAGTTACGTCTAATAGATAAAACTTTTTGACTAGCTTCTTCTACCGTAACTATATAAGGCAGTTTAATTCCTGTTGGATTTAACTCATCATCTTTATCTTCAAAACCCTCTAAATCTAAATTAACATGACACTCCAACAAAGTATAAATATCTTCTTGCTTTCCAGTTTTTTTAGTTCCAGAAAGTTCTCTTTCTTTTTTAGTTAACTCGTCATTTTGATTTACACCTGGTGGCCCAAGTTCTACATCTGAATAAAAACCACCAACTTGTTGTTTTCGTAAATCATTTTCAGAAATTTTTATCGTGTGGATAATTGATTCCGCATCGTCTAATGAGGTAGCCGTATACGGAACAATTAAATCCTCGGCAGGTATAAATTTACTTACCGCTCTTCCCAACAAATCGTCGTAATAAACTTTTTTAAATGTAGAACCAGCAAGTGGTAAATGAAATAACATTTGATCAAACTCTGGTTCATACTCTTCCATTTTTTCCATCAACTCATAGTTCATGTAATCTTTTACACGTTGTGACTGAGCTTCTTTTGCAGGATCCGTTCTACCCACAATCTGTGTTCTAACTGGTCCTTCTGCTGGTAATAATTCTTTGTAAGCACCAGCTTGAAATTGTGTAACTGCCTCTGCTAAAACAGGGTGAGTTGCACCTGATGCTCCTTGAAAAGGTTCCGTCCTATTTTCATATTTGAATCCTAATAAATCTAAACCTTGAATATAACCTTGTTCCCAATCTTTTCTTGATGTTTTATATTCTTTGTAATTACCAACTAATTCTAATCCTATTGGTTTTAAAACTTCTTCTGGTAATAATTCTGCTAAATTATCAAAATGTCCTGGTTGACCTTCTATGTTTACTTTGCTTGGATCAAAGTTTACTTCAACGCTACCATCTTCATTTGGTGTGACCTCGACTCCAGGATCTTGGGCCTCTACGGCTTTTTCCTGTTCAATTTCTATTTCTTCTTGAGGATTAACCTCTATTGATGTTTTTACGTTTGGTAACGACTTGTCTATATCTGCCATTTATATTCTCCGGGTTTATTATCTTAACCTGTTTTAAGGGAACATTCAACCCTTGTGGGTTGGGCCCTCTTTTAGGTGGTATTGTTCTAGTTAATTTTTTAATCATTTATCTCTGTTTCTTTTTATCATGTCTATAAATGTATATGCATCACTCTCATCTATAGGATTTTGTGTTCCGGGCCCTGAGCCTTCATCTAACTCTATATCGTTATAATATCTAAAATTTTCTGCTGCATCTTTCTTTTGTTTTTTACTTAAACCTAATCCTAATTCTTCTAATGCCTCGACTACAGCATCTGCTTCTTCCTTAATATCTAAATTTATAGAAGAGTCAAAACTTGTGTCCTCAGGTCCCATGCTTTCAACATCAGCTCTCCTATACTCGAATTCTGGCGCCTCAACCTCTACATCATATTTTTCTACCGATCGTGGAATCTCCGGATCAGATAAGAAATTTTGTTTTCCTGATAAACCAGGTTTATAAGTTATAGTGACTGGTATGTCTGTATCATAATAATCTGTTGTCCAGTCTAATGTAATTTCACCAGTTCTATCATTTTTACTCATTAACACTCTTTTTGGACCTAATTTTGTATTAAGAGTTATCTCAAAAAAATCTGGCTCTATGCCTTTTATATCTCCTCTAGATTTTAAAAGACCTTTTCTTTCAATAGCATATACTGCCTCTTTAAACCACGTTGGCATGCCTTCAACTGTATTATCCATGATAGGTGCTGCTCTTACAACTTTTGTTGCTTTTGGTGCTATGTCCATAAGACCAAGCATCTTAGCCATAACAACCGTTGCGCTTGCACCTGTCATTTGTAAAAATTCTCTTCGAGTCATACCCCTCTCACTTAAAACTTTATCAACTTCTTTTTCTAATATTTTTTGTGTGGCTTTATCATTTGGTAGATTTCTAGCTTTTGCAAATGAGTTTAACAATTTAAGACCAGGAAATATTGGAGCAGTAACCTCGGCACCTAGACCAATTGTATCTGCAAAAACTTTTGGACCAGCAGTTGATCCTCTTTCGATTTGTTTCTGTTCTTCTTTTTCTATTAATTTATCAAGGCCAACAAATTTTTCTGTTGCCGTTGGTGTTATGTTTTTTAAAAACTCTGAGAATATTCCTGTGCCTTCAATATTAGATGGCC